ATGATGACACAAACCATTAAGGAACAGATTTTGGCCGTCCGGGATACCGGAGAGACCAACATGTTTGACGTAAACGCCGTTCAGTATATCGCAAACCGCGAAGGCTACTATGAACTGGTCGTTTACCTGATGGATAACCGTAAAGAGTACAGTAACTTCATCATGACAGGCACCGCACCGGGGCTTGAAAATGATGACGGCGAAATGTAGCCGAAAAGCGTAGAAAGGGGGATATTTCTATGACGTTAGACTTTAACGACGACAGAACCTGCACCAAAGATGTAGTTCTCAAAAATGTTAGATACGCATTGTTTGCTCCTAAATCACTGCAAGATGATGCGTTCTTCGCTAAATTCTTAGATATGGCAGTCGTATTCGTCTTAATGGATCATTCCGATCCAAACAGGCCGAGATACAAGATTGTTGACGCAGTAGATATGGTTTCGTTGGACATTAGGCTCAATGAAATCATGGACGCCGCCAATGCGAACTGCAAAAAAGTCGGATATCGCATTATGCCTATGGAGGATGCCATATCCGAGATTATCGGAATAGAGATTCCTAGCGATGCTCCCTATCCGATGTATGTCGGAACAAATCCGGAACGCATACTCGGAGCTTCCATTCTGATGTATGAAACATATCTTGAGGATCTTGCGGCGCAGATAGAGGATGACCTCTGCATCGCACCGTCAAGCATTCATGAGGTTCTCATCTTTCCACTTTCTCTCGTACAACCCTCAAAAATCATTGAAATTGTACGGGATGTGAATCGGACTGTTGTATTGCCGCAAGAGAAGCTCAGCGATAGTGTATATATTTATCGCCGAGGCACTCATGCTATCTCGCAGGCCACGCTGAAGAATCCTGATGATTCCACTTGCAAACAAAATGATTAAGAGCGATGAATATGTAAAGGAGAAACAAATTATGTGGCAAGAAGGAACTATTGGTATTCCGGTAAAGAAAGAGGCTGAAAAAGAATACATAGCGGTTCACTACACCTTAAAGGTATATGATGAGCCGAGCAAATTCGGAATCAATCACGGCAAAATCTCAAAATTGCAGTTAAAGCAAAACGGAAAAATTGTCGCTAACTATGACCGTGGCTGGGATATTCACCCAACCACAAAGGAAGCTGAAATGGCTCTCTGTATCTTGTTAACCCGACACAATTAAAGGAGGTCTCTATTATGACGACTATGAAATACGCCGCATCTGGCGAACAGAGAAAGCAACTCGTAAACGCATTGTCTGAGGTTATCGGATGTGAGTCCAAATATCTCAGAGCTCCGAGTTATGGTTATGAAGTTGGTTCATGCGTTGTTAATCGTACTGGAGATATTGAATTTCCGGACGACATGACCGAAGAAGAAATCGAAGCTATTGTCAAGAAACTTACCTGGCATGGCTTTGAGAGAGCTCTGGATGAGTCTACGGAAGAAATCGACGGCGCACCTGTATTGGAAGAGTCTTCTCCCGGAGCAGAAGATCCGACTGAGGAAAGTGTATCCGATGCCGTGGATGCGACCGTCGAAGAATCTGAAGATATTTTAGACGAAACCGTTGTTAATGAAGACAAAATCGGCGCAATTGAGGATTATGGTACTGCTAAAGAAACATCAGCAGAGTTCATTGAAGAACCGGAAGCTCCTGTTATGCCGGAAGGCAGTTTTGAATCAGCGGAAGCTACGGAAGAAGTTACAGACGAACAATCGGAGGAAACTCCTCTTCCGGAAGCGACCGAGCCAAAGAAGATCGTGATTGAGCTGCCAGGCTCTTACCTTGATGAGGCTGAACTTGGCAGAGTCAGAGCGATTGTTGCCAGTAAAGCAACGGTTCTCAAGAAAGCGCTCGAAACAGACGATCTGTCCATTGAGCGTAAAGAGGACAAGGTTTGCTTTCCGTGGTTCACTGATCATGGCATTGATGGAGAGGCGAAAGCATATATGCAGCTTGTATCTGGTATTGCGAAGAGAGCCAAAATGCTCACTCGCGTTACGGCTACGGAAAGTCCGTCAGATAACGACAAATTTACAATGCGACTCTTTCTCGTATCTCTGAACTTCAAAGGGCCAGAATATGCCTTTGCTCGTAAATTCCTGCTTCGCAACCTGTCTGGAAACAGCGGTTGGCGAACCGAGGAAGCGAAAGCAAGACATGATGCCCGTAAGATCAGAACAGAAATTGAAGCACCGGAAGTAACCATTGGGCAAGCATCTGAAGGAGGCGAAGACCATGCAGAACTTTCCGAGTAAGGGAGTCGTCGAAAGACTACGAAGAATGTACCCGACAGGAACCAGAATAGAGCTTGTCTCTATGAATGATCCATATACTAAATTAGTTCCCGGAGATCAAGGAACCGTGCAGTTCATTGACGATATTGGTACGATCTTTGTTAACTGGGATTGCGGCTCCGGCCTTGGCGTCGCTTATGGCGAGGATATTATCCGCAAAATTTAGGGCTATACCCACTCACACGCCAGCCCCAAGTGGGCTGGCAATTCTATAGTTAAGCCTATCGCACATTAACAGAGAGGAGGCATCAATAACATGCTCTTAAAAGACAAGCAGGCAATCGAAGCCCTTAGAAAAGAAAACTATTCGTATGCCTGTATTGCAAAAACACTTGGACTTTCGCCAAATACCGTAAAGTCTATCTGTCGCAGGAACGGCTATGTACCTAAGCAGGAGTTCAAGACAAAGGCCGAGAAAAGTGTCTTACAGATATGTAAAAACTGTGGTCGCATTTTGGATTGTTCTAATAGTCATAAGAAATACTTTTGCTGCGATGCTTGTCGCATAGAATGGTGGAAAAATGCCAGAAGAAAAGGAAAATAATAATCCATTTTCAACTGGACTTTTCTCCTTAAAAGAGTGATGAATGTCTGTAGGAGGTGGAATTTATGCAAATTAAAGAGATTAACGCAACAAAGCTACCGGATATCGGAATAAAACGTGTCGCCGCATACGCCCGTGTATCTTCCGAAAAAGGAGAAGCACTACATTCTTTATCCGCACAAATCAGCTATTATAACGAGTATATTTCCAATCATATCGGCTGGGAGTTTGCTGGTGTGTATGCTGACGAGGGCATTTCCGGGACAAAGGACTCACGTCCCGAGTTCCAGCGTCTATTAGCGGATTGCCGCAAAAAAAGGATAGATCTCGTCATTACGAAATCTATCACCCGCTTTGCCAGAAACACAGTAACGCTCCTTGATACAATTCGGGAACTAAAGTTGCTAAATACTGATGTGTTATTTGAAAAAGAAAACCTTCACAGCCTCGGCGCGAATGGGGAACTCATGCTAACGCTCCTAGCAATGTATGCAGAGGAGGAAGCACGTTCGGCCAGCGAAAACCAAAAATGGCGCATCCGAAAGATGTTTGAGGAAGGACGGCCAAATACTGGTCGCATGTTAGGCTATTGCCTGAAAGACGGGCAGTTGACCATTATTCCTGAAGAAGCGGAAATTGTCCGTATGATTTTTGATGATTACCTCTCCGGAATGGGGAGGCTTGCTATCGCTAAAAAGCTGAATGCTATACATGTTCCTACGGTGCGAGGCTGTGATGATTGGCGCGAAGGCAGTATCTATCGAATTCTCCATAATGAGAAATATACCGGAGATATGATTCTGCAAAAAACCTACGTTGAGGATTTTCGAACGAAGAAAGGAGTCATTAACCGAGGTGAGAAAAGAAAATACTTTGTAGAAAACAGCCACGAGGCGATTATCTCAAAGGAAATTTTCGAACGGGCGCAAGCCGAAGCAGAACGCAGAAAAGCCAAGATAAAGTTACCCGAAAAACGCATGAAAACTATCTTTACAGGTATGCTTATCTGCGCTTGCTGTGGTAAGCATTTCAATAGAAGAGTCGCGAATGCCAGCACTAAATATGCGAAGCCCGCTTGGATATGTGCAACATTCATGAGGAAAGGAAAGAAATATTGCAATAACCGGCAAATACCAGAAAAAATATTGATAGCAAAGACAAAGGAGGTTCTTGGCTTGCCGTCGCTCGAGGATATTGATCTAAAAGATTATATATCCGAGATTGTCTGCGGTAAAGATTACGACCTTACTTATATCATGAATTCTGGTGCGGAAGTTAAAACAATATGGCATCCCTATTCCCGAAAAGACAGTTGGAATGAGGAAATGCGACAACAAGCGCGAAATAGAACCTTAGAAAGGAGTACCTTGTATGAATAACGCAAAACGAGTGACTGTTTGGGAACCGATAGATATCCAAGCTATGTGTGAAGAAGAATCGGAAATTCCCAAACTAAAAGTTGCCGCATATGCCCGTGTTTCTACGGAGCAGGACGAGCAACAGTCCAGTTATGAGGCACAGGTGGATTATTATGGCAAATATATCCGTAGTAATCCGGCCTGGGAATTTGTCGGTATCTACGCCGACGAAGGTATAACCGGGACAAATACCAAAAAACGCGATGGCTTCAACCGTATGATCGCCGACGCAAAAGCTGGCAAAATTGACCTGATTCTTACGAAGTCGATCAGCCGTTTTGCCCGCAATACCGTCGATACGCTTCAAACAGTCCGTGAGCTCTCCACCCTCAAAATCGAAGTAATCTTTGAAAAAGAGGGTATCCGAACCTTGGATAAACAGTGCGAAGTTATGCTGACAATCATGTCCAGCCTTGCGCAGGAGGAAAGCCGGTCTATCTCAGAAAATGTTCGCTGGGGAATGCAGAAAAGTATGCAGGATGGAAACATCTCTTTGCCATATAAACGTTTCCTCGGCTATAAAAAAGGCGAAGACGGAAGGCCGGAAATTGTACCGGAAGAGGCTGAAATTATCAGAGATATCTACAGAATGTTTCTCGATGGAAAAACGATCCGAACTATTGCGGATATTTTAACCGAACGTGGCATTAAGACACCTGGTGGAAAAGATAGGTGGTCAGTCAGTACTGTCAAGAGTATTCTCTCAAACGAGAAATATAAAGGCGATGCTTTACGCCAAAAGACCTATACTGTAGATTATCTGTCGAAAACAGTCCGAAAAAACAATGGTGAGGTAAAACAGTATTACGTTTCTAACTCGCACGAAGCAATAATCGACGAAGATACCTTTAATCTAGTACAAGCAGAACTTGAGCGAAGAAGCAACTTTAGGTCTGCTCTAAGAGATAACAGCATATTCAGTACGAAAATCATTTGTGGAGAATGCGGATATTTTTACGGCAGAAAAGTGCTTCACAGCAACAGCAAAAAGCATCGAAAGGTCGTGTGGTATTGTAACCATCGGTATGATGGTGACGAAAAATGTGCATCTCCCAGCATTTCTGAATCAGATATTAAGAAATATTATCTGGAAGCCCTGGAAAAATTACTGTCCAACAAGGATTCATACATTACAGAGTGTCAGGAGCGTCTCGAAAATGAAGATGTATTAGTACAGCTTAAAGAAACGCGCCAGCAGGCTGAAATTTCACTTGAGGACCTTATGGCAGAGATTCAGGGGTTAGTCCACGAAAACGCCCGAAAGTCTCAGGATCAGCAGAAATACCGAGCTAAATTCAATAAGTTCGTCCAGCAAATTGATGAACAGAAAAAGCGCATGGCCGTTCTGAAAGCCGAAGAACTTAAACTGGTGGGTATGCGCGAGAAACTTCATCGTTTTATTGAGACGCTGAAAAACTGCAAAGATGCTACAGTATTTAAAGAGCAAGAATGGAACAACTTAGTAGAGCGTGCAGTCGTGAAGACAGAATCGCTTGACTTTGAATTTAAGAATGGCGAGAGGATAAAAATCACAATCTAA